GCTACTAAAGAAAAGTCTGGATTTTACTTCTACTTCTTAGAGTATGGATTTAGAGGAATACCAGGACTAAGAATGTTAGATAAGACTGCTGCTAGTAAAGGTAATACAGCTATAAACGGTGTAATAGGAGAAATAAAAAAACTCATTGACAAAAGAATGAAGTAATGGAGATAGGAAAAGTAATATATAATATTTTAAGCAACGATTCAAATGTTGCTCCTTTAGTTACTACAAGTGGCAACTTGAGAATCTTTCCTAGTCGTTACAATTTCCCTACAGACGTTAAGTTACCATACATTACTTATCAGATGTTTGCAGATGAGCCTAACAACACTAAGAACGGAGTAAGTACTTATGACTATGTTAGAGTACAGATAAGCATTTATCACAATAGCTACGCTGATATGGTAACTCTAGCTGGTCACGTTAGAACAGCTCTAGACTACGTTAGTGGCACTTATAGTGGTGTAGTAGTAGATAAGATATTTTACCAAGACCAGAACGAGCTTTATGATGATTCTGCTGGTTCTATTGGTCTATATGGTATAGCACAAGATTACAGATTTAACATAAATAGATAAATATGGAAACCTATAAAGTAAAGATAAAAAAGAACATTGAATGTAGAGGAGTAGAATATGTAGAAGGCGAATCTTACAAAGTAGTAAGAGCCGTTTTTAACTTCTTACAGCATAACGATGCAATAGATACAACAAAGAAAAAATCTAAGAAGAAGGAAACTTCTGAAGATTTAGATATTAGCTAATTATAAATTTAAAATTAAAAGAAAATGGCAATTTTTAACGGAACGGATTTAATCCTAAAGGTGTCTCCTAGTAGTACTGCTGGTACTCCAGATACACCAGTAAAGTTGATGCATTCTCAAAATGTATCATTAAGTATGAATGTAGATACAATAGACATCTCAACAAAAGACTCTGCTGGTTGGAGAGATTTGTTAGGTGGACAAAAATCTTTTAGCCTTAGTGCTGATGGTCTTATGGACTTTGAAGCTGCTGCTGGAGATACTGATGTAGCTGAATTATTTGAACAAATGTTTGACAGAGACGATGTTTCTTTTGTATTTGGTTTGAGTGATGCTGCTGGTTATACTATAAGTGGTAACGGCTACCTTACTAGTTTAGAAATTTCTGGAGGTACAGAAGATGCTCCAACTTACTCTTGCTCAATAGAGGGAACTGGAGCTTTAACTAAGGCATAATAATTTCTTTGTTGGTTGGGGTATGAGCTTAGGCTCTGCTCCAACTGACAATAACTTAAACTAACAAAGATATGTACGAAGTAGTTATAATAAACGGAAAGGATTACCCAGTAAGATTCGGAATGAACTCGTTGAGATTGTTCTGTAAAGATACTGGAAGAAGTTTAGCTGACTTAGATAAGCTAGGAGATGGTATGAGCTTAGATGATGCTTGTTATCTAATCCTAAACGGAATAAAAGACGGCTCTAGAGTGAGTGGTCAAGAATGTTCTTTAAATGTTGATGATGTCGCAGACTTGCTAGACGAAGATTTTGACGCACTAAATAAAGTGCTAGAGATATTCTCTAATCAATTCTCTGCTAAATTTGAAACGGAGGGAAACGACAAAGCCACGAAGAAAGTGGCAAAGAAGAAGAAGTAACTTGGGATAAGTTAGAAGCTATAGGTTATGGCTTCGGATTACTACCTAAAGACTTTTGGAGTTTAACTTTCCACGAGTTTCTGTGTATGCAGAAAGGCGTAAACGATAGAGTAGAGAAAGAACAGCAATGGGAGTGGGAGAGAGTGCGATGGTTGGCTTGTGTTAATTTACAGCCACATACTAAGAAAGGACAAAACCTAACTCCTCAAAAGCTGATGAAGTTTGAATGGGAGAAAAAGAAAGTTAAAACCGACATCGAGAAACAAAAGAAAAGAGCAGAATATATTAAAAAGAAATACGAATTGCTAAATAAAGACAATGGCACAGAAAACTCTTAGCGTAAAATTAACATTAAACGACAAGCAATTTATGACTGGTTTGAGGAAAGCATCCTCAACTATGAAAAAGTTTGGACGTAATTTACAAAGGACTGGTCAAAATTTAACTCGTAATTTAACTCTACCAGTTGTTGCTTTTGGTGCAGCTAGTGTTAAGGCTTTTGATGACCAAGTAAAAGCTGAAACAAAACTAAGAACTGCTTTAGGTGGTAATGCTGAAGCATACTCTAGACTTGTAAACCAAGCAAAAGAATTACAAAAAGTTACTTTGTTTGGCGATGAGGCTACTATAGAGGCACAATCTTTTCTAGCACAGTTAGGATTAAATGAGGAAGCTATATTTAGACTAACTCCATTAATTCAAGACTTTGCATCTGCACAAGGTATTAAATTAACAGATGCTGCTAAATTAGTTGCTAAGTCAGTAGGCTCTAGTACTAACGCATTGAGTCGTTATGGTATTTCTATAAGTGGTGCTGTAGGCAGTCAAGACAGATTAGAAAGTGCAGTTAACGCTTTATCTACTGCATTTGGTGGTCAAGCTGAAGCAATAGCAAAGGAAGGTTTAGGACCACTTACACAGCTAAAAAATCAATTAGGAGATGTTGCTGAAGAATTTGGTAAAATAGTACTAGAAAATATAGAGCCTTTCAAAAACTCTTTACAAGGTTTAGCTGATAGGCTATCTAATTTAACTGACACACAAAAGAAAAATATAGTAGAATTTTCTAAGTATGCTTTAATAATTGGTCCTTTAATTTTTATACTAGGACAATTAGCTATAAGTATTGGAGCGATAGCTAAGTCTATAAGATTACTATCGGCTGCACTTGTTAGAAGTCCAATAGGAGCATTTTTAACTATATTAAGTTTAGCTACTGCTGCTTTAGTTGCTTTTGGTTTAGAATCTAAAGAGTTTAGTTCTTATCAAGAAGATATGAAAAAATCTACTGAAGATACTAATAAAGAACTATCTACTCAAGAGAAACTTGTTACAGAATTAAACGAGGCAACAAAAACATCTGCTGAAAAAGATTTAGATAAAATAAACACATTAAAAGACAAGATAAAAAGTTTAGAAAATGAAAATAAAAACTTTCAAAACTTAATTGATACACATAAGTTATCAAATCAAATAGATGAAGATTATATAAAGTCTATAGAAAAAACTATTGATGCTAATAATAATGAAATAAAATCAATAGAAGATTCAATAAAAGGATTTAAGGACTATAAGAATGAAGTTAGAAGTTTAACTTTTGGAGAGTTATTAGACTTAGAAACTAGAGTGAATGATATTGCTGATGCTATTGCTGACGCAAATTTAGCTGATGCTTCTAGAGTATTTGGAGATATATCTGATGAGGATTTTTCATTAATGGAAGAACCAGAAGAACTTGAAGAAATGTCTTTTGATACTGCTAAAGTAGTTGAAAGATTTAATCAATTACAAGATGTGACTAAAGATGTTCAACAAACATTTGGTTCTTTTGGTAATGTTTTAGAGGGTGTATTTGCTCAAGCCTTACAAAGTACAGATGGTTTCTTTACAACTTTTGTAGATGGTGCAAAACAAGCATTTAATGCACTAATGGCACAACTAGCAGCTATGATAGCAATGAAAGCAATATTGTCTGCTTTAGGTTTAGGAAGTTTTGCAGAAGCTGGAACTGGTATTGGAGATTTTATAGGTGGCTTAGTAGTACCATCTTTTAAAACTGGTGGAATTGTAAGTGGACCGACTATAGGACTTATGGGAGAATACGCTGGAGCAAGAACTAATCCAGAAGTCATCGCTCCATTAGATAAACTAAAATCTATGATAGGAACAAACGGAGGCTCTACAGAAGTCTTTGGTGTAATAAGTGGAGCTGATATATTACTAAGCTCAGATAGAGCACAAGCAAATAGAAATAGAACAAGAGGTTACTAATGAGCAGAGAAAAGAAATTTGAGTTAAGTTTACAGAGTGACAATGGCACTTATTATAGATTAGACGTTTATAACAACAACGCTATTTCATCGACTACTTATACTCCTAAGTTAGGTGCTGATGGTTTTACTTTGACCTATCAGACTGACAATGATAATCGTTTTACTGGTCTTATTCCAAGCGAAGTCACATTTGATATATTAGTTACAGAAGATGGAGAACAAGCAGTAGTTAACGATATTAGAGGCTCTGTTTATGGTGGCTTTGATATTGCAATATATAAAAGTACTGACGATGTTACCTATGACCTTTATTGGGCTGGTTTATTATTGAACGATATATCTCCAGAACAAGACATCTCAAGACCAACTAGAATTAAATTAACTGCTGTATGTGGTTTAGCTCCTTTAAGAGATATAGACTTCAATGTTGATACTGGTTATAGTACACCATCAAGTTTTCAGACTTTAAATTATTTTGTAAATATATTCAACAATCAAATAGGCTTACAAGATTATTACTGGTCTTTAACAGATACATATATTACAACTTCCGTAGATTGGACTACGGACACTATGACAAGTATAGTATCTAGAGACCCATTAGTAGCTAGTAGGTTTAACTTTATGGCATACGTAGAAATAAATGAAGATGGCTCTAAAAAGTTCAAAAGTTCTTTTGAGTTATTAGATAACGTATGTAAGGCTTGGGGAATGAGATGCTTTTTCTCAGATGGTAGATGGCATTTAATTCAAGTTAATAATTACGATAATTGGAAAGCACCAAACACTCACTATATTAGAAATTTTAGTAAAGTTTATAACTCATCTAATGCTGGAGCATCTCTTTTAAGTAGTAGTAACGCTAGTTATACTACAACAGAGGGTACTGATATAAAAAGATATGGAGGCTCATTTGACTTCTTACCTATTTTAAGAAGCGTAGAAACAAACTACAATCATTTGCAGTCTTTTGATATGCCTTTCTTTTATTATTATAATAATAGTGATAGCAGTACACAATACCAAACTAATCTAAATGAGATACCAGTTTGGAATGGATATATTTACAATGGTAATATATATACTGGAACAGCTTATGATATTAATAGAGGATTGACAGATAGTTTAGTCATTTCGTTAGGAGAGGTTAGTGCTTTAACTGGTTCTAGCATTTTATTAAACAGAGATTTTACTTTAGGTAGAGCTGCTAGTGTAGATTTTTCTGATGTAAGTGGAGCAAATGATAAAGTAGAAGTACACATAAAAGCTAGGTTCAAGCTAGTAGGAGCTTCAAATACTTACTATCATCCATTAAGTACAGTAGTCGCTACTGATTGGACTACTACTTCAAATGCTACAACTACTGCTATTATTGACCCATTATATCTAAATGATAATTATACTGGAATTTTAGACACTATTAATATCAATGTTCAGACTAATGAGATTCCAGTTGATGGAGATTTATTTTTAGAGATATATGCTATTTGCTACTATAATAACTATGTAGATGCTTTGGCTATAAATAATCAAATAACTATAACTGATACAACAACAACAGCAGACCCTACTGACATCTTAGTTTATTCAGCTCCAGAATCTAGTGAGGAACAAGGAATAAAATATTTAATTGATAATGAAGTAGTAATAAAAAAGTTTTTTAGGTCTTTTAATGCTCCAAGTGGAATAACTATCTCAAATGGTGTGAAGTTTGAAATTCCAGAGTTATTTATAGGAACTGGTCCTACAAGTGGAGCAGTAGGTAGAATAGAGACATTTAACTATACTACTTCATCTTGGGAAGATGGAACTAATGCAACTTGGAGAGCATACGGAGCAGCAGTAGCTGGAACAGAAATAACACAGCTTTTAGTTGAGGAAGTAATAAAAGGTCAAGCTAGTGGAGCAAGAGTTTTTAATGGAAGTCTAAAGCTAACAAGTGGAGAGTTAAATTATTTTGAAGGAATAGAAATAGATGGAACTGCTTTTATACCTTATCAAGTTAGTTATAATGCTAATG